GGAAAAGAATGTAAAATTATATGACAACACACGAAGCGTTAACACAAGTATTCAGCAAATCAAACAAAGAATTATCAGAGGTATTGAACACCAATTACAACACCGTTACCACATGGAAATTTCAATTCAAACGGAACGGGTTATCAATGGAAAAACAATTTGAGATTTTAGAGCAATTAAATTACACATTAAAAAACAAAATAATATGGAACAAACAAAAAGAAGTGCGGTAACCAATGTAACCGCCAACGGATCATTCGATGGGCAGTATGGCACATTGTACAAATTTGAAATCACCTTTGCCAATGGCGATTCGGGTGAGTATGCAAGTAAGTCCAAAGACCAAACCAAATTTAGTGTTGGGGTTGAAACGGATTACACCATCACGGACAGAACATTCAAGGACCGCATTTATTACAAGATTGCACCCGTAATGGCACAACCAGGGGCAACGCAACAATTCACACCAAAACCCAAAGACCCCGAAACGGGCAAACACATTATGCGTATGAGCGTGTTAAAGGTAGCGGGTGACCTTGTTATCAACGGTGACATTAAACTGCATGAGATACTATCCTATGCCCAAATTTTTGAGAATTTCGTGAATAATGGTGTTGATACTTTGCAGAACGCGAAGTCACCAACTTACGATTCAAACGATTTACCTTTCTAAGATATGACAAACGATATTAGCAAATTGGCAAACATGATGATTGAAGTGGAGGGGGGCGAACGATGCCCCCTTGCATTCCACATCCACTTAAAAGAAATGGCGGAGGCCATAAAGGAACTACAAGACCAGGTCAAGCCATTGGCATTAATCGAGGCGGTAAAATGGCATGGCCAAGTTTACTTAGGTTATGAGATAACAAAAAAAGCGGGTGGGGGTCGTTACAATTATGACCATATACCCGAGATAATTGAATTGAAGAACCAGGTTAAGGAGTTGGAAAAACAAGCCCAATATGCGTATAAAACAACCAACCAAGGTTTGTTGATTAGTGCGGATGGGGAATTAATAACACCCGCCCAGTACATTCAGAACGAGGACACGATCCAAATAAAACTAAGCAAATGAGAATGTTTATTTTATCCGTTGTCTGTATTGTATTGAGTGGGTTGGGTTACGGGTGGTTAATTGTGCATCACCCGTATGTGGCCCAGTGCATCGGAATGTCGATGGTGGGGTTGGGTGGTGTCATTTGGATTGTTGTGATGTTTAACGCAATAAAAAGGGGGCAATAAAGCCCCCCATCCTATGATATGACAAATAACAAACGGATTGTGCAAATATAGGTTTTTTGATTTATATTTGTAGGGTATTACAGTTATGTCGCAGATAACTTGGAAAAATCTTTACAACCTCATTCTTTGTTTGGCACTGCGACCGCCATTCGAAGTCTGAGGTTTTATTTTTTTATGAAATACACAACCCAAACCAGAGTAGAAAAGAATTATTGCATTATTGAAGTTTACAGAGACCACGAATGGTGGCTTACCTACGATTTTCATTTAGACAAATTGTATTACGACAACCAAGGTAGAAACATTTATTCAGACCTTGAATGCAAACATTGGGGAACGCCCGAGAACATTCAAGAAATTGACAATTCAATTTTGAAAAACTTATTATCGAGGAACCATGTCTAAAGATCCCGCATTCCTTTTTTATTCAAGTGACTTTTTAACGGGTACGATGTTTATGGACAACGACCAGGTTGGAAAGTTTATTCGATTGATGTGCGCCCAACATCAAAAAGGAAGATTAACAAAAAAAGATATGTTAAAGATATGTGTCACACATGACGAAGATATATTTTCAAAGTTTGCCGTGGACGAGGCGGGTTTGTATTACAATGAAAGGTTGGAAGAAGAAGTAACCAAGCGAAAGGCATATTCTGAATCAAGGCGTAATAACCGTAAAAAGAAAGAAAATGTGAATGACATATCTTTATCATATGTTCCACATATGGAAAATGAAAATGAAAATGAAATTAAAGATGAAGTATTAGATAAACCAGTTGACAAACCAAAAACAACGAAGGTTTTTAGCAAACCAACCATTGATGAGATTGCGGTGTATATGGATGAGCAAGGAATGAATAATGTTGCAGAGCGTTTTTATCACCACTACGAAGCAAAGGGGTGGAAAATTGGAAAAGAACAAATGAAAAATTGGAAATCATGCGTTATCACTTGGAAGGATGGTAACTTAAAAACCGCCACGGCGACACAACCAACACAAAAAAGATTTAACATTGCGGACTATGAATGACAATATCGAGGATTACATCTTGGGGCAATTATTGTATTACCCACAAGCCCAGGCACTTTTGCCACGCATCAAGCCCAATTGGTTTGATGGGATTTTACACAAACACATTGTGGAACAAATGATTGAAAAGTATTTTAACAACGATCCAATCGATTACATGAGTTTATCCAAAGGGTTAACACGGGAACAAATAGCGTGGATGGTCCGCATTGGAAACGATGTTTACCACGCATTTAATGTGCCATCATACTTACCCAAGTTGGAACAAAAATTTTTGAAAAAACAATTCATCGAGGAAATTGAAAAGTTAGATTTTGCAACCGATTTGCCAAACTTGATTGCACAGACCCAGAATGTAATTGACAACACACAGTTCACAACCATACACGACCCCGAATCCATCCACAAGGTGAGTGCCAAGGCATTGGATAACATAACCGAAGCCATTGCCCGTGGTGTAAGCATAACGGGTAAACCAACGGGGTGGAAATCATTGGATCGGATATTGGGTGGATGGAACGCGGGTGATTTAATCGTAATGGCCGCAAGGCCAGGGATGGGCAAAACTGCATTGGCCTTATCACTTATTTATGAATTTGGCAAGTTGGGTGGCAAAGGTTTGATTATCAGTTTGGAAATGAGTTCAGAACAATTGGCAAAAAGATACTTTTCATTATTGACCGACATTGTTAATTGGAAGATACGGAACGCCACATTGCGGGAACATGAAATAACCCAATTGTGTGAATCGGTAAACAAAAGCGATGTGGAATTTTTTGTAGATGAGGAACCAAACGCATCAATCCAACAAATCAAATCAAAGGCAAAAATCCACAAAGCCAAACACGGGTTGGATTTATTGGTTATTGATTACATTCAGTTGATGAAGGGATCAAAGCAAAACCGCGAACAAGAAATTGCCGAGATATCAAGGGGATTAAAATTGTTGGCAAAGGAATTACAAATCACGGTTATCGTATTGGCCCAGTTATCACGGAAGCCAGAAGATAGGGCAGACAAACGGCCTATGTTAAGCGACATTCGGGAATCGGGTGCCATTGAACAAGATGCGGATGTGGTTATGTTCCCCTTCCGACCCGCAAAATACGAATCAATGCAACCCGAAATCGAGGATGCGGAATTGATTATTGCTAAGAACCGACACGGGGAATGCAGTATCATCCCAACCACATACATCGGTAACCGCACTTTGTACAAAGAAAATATCGAACCAAAAATTTCATCACCTTTTGAATTTTGAAATTAAAATAGTATTATTGTATCGACAAATATGAAAATGGATATTAAACAAACGGTGATTGACTTGCTAACGCAGTACACCGACTTCAAAGACAACGACCAACAATTGGTTGCATGGTATTGGAAATTGGAAATGGAGGCGATGGGTTACCCATCATCTAACACCACCGCGATGAACTTCTTAAAATTAATGGCCAATGGGCGGTTAACATCCTCCGACACCATTACACGGGTTCGTAGATTGGTGCAAGAAGAAACACCCGAATTGCGTGGTAAAAAGTACGATGAACGCCAGGCCAAACAATCACAAGTTAAAAAGGATTTAGGATATTGAAATGACAAACAATAAACAACAAACAGCAGTAAAACAATTTGTAGCAACTTTTAAGACAAGTATTCAAATTGGCCCAGATGATTGGAAGGTTATAAATCCATCAATGTTATGTAATCAGAATACAACATTGGGTGAAATTGAACATTTTGTCAATAGCAATAATAATGTCGGAATACTTGAATTTAAGGTAATTGAATTAACCTACGGAGGAGGTGAGCAATGACAAACAATAAACAACAAACGGCAGTGGAGTGGTTTCACCAAAAAACTTGGGCTTTGAAAATTCAATTAGAAAAGGGTGAAATATCAATAGGTAAATATGCAAATACTTATGCTACTTTATATGAACAAGCCAAAGAAATGGAGAAGGAAAGAATTGAAACTGCATACAACAAAGGAACAGTTCATGGAATTGATTATCCTGAAAGTATACTACCAATAACTGGTGAGCAATACTACAACGAAACCTACGGAGGAGATGAGCAATGACATATGATGAATTAATGGCTGATATTGTATTTAAAATAGAGGAATACGAATCACGAAATAATAAAAAGCCGATTGGTATTTTAATGAATGAATCAACAAAAGACTTTATGATAAGGTCTGTTATTAAAGACTATGAAGGTATTGTAAAAGTTGAAACATTTATGGGTATTAAAATATTCATTTCAAACGATTCAGGAATAGCCCAAGTAAATTTAGTAATTTAACATACGGAGGTAACAAATGAAACTATACACGCAACATCAATTGTTAAACACTGCTGAGGCAATCAAAAATTACTACGAGAATAATCCAGATACTGCACAAGAAATGGTAAAAAAACATCTTATGAATTTGGCGCCCGCTACTAAAAAAAGAACTCTCATCATCTACAATACCAAAGAAACAACAGAAGAAGAAGCAAGGCATCTATTAGAGATTCTAAATTGTGATGATTCAACCTTATGGGATAACGCAGACCATTGCGGAGTTCAAGTAATTGAAGTACCATTAACCTACGGAGGAGGTGAGCAATGACAAACAATAAACAACAGACGGCAGTAGGTGCTGTTAGCGGTAGTTTATTAACGAAATTAAAATTTAAAATATGGGAACACAAGTAGTAGGAGAAAGTAATAGCGTTGAGTATAGCACTCCGCTTAAAATAGTACAGCCATTGATAAACGAATTTGGCTTAACAAGAGATGTTTGTGCAAGTGCATTAAATCACAAACTGCCCGATTATTGGACAAAGGAAGATAATTCACTTGCGATGAATTGGGAAGGCAACTGTTGGATGAACCCACCATTTAGCAGAGATTTAAATAAGTGGGTAAAAAAGGCTTGTAATGATGCTGAAAGGTTAGGAGGAACGAAAGTTTGTTTAATACCTGTGCGGAGCAATACAAAATGGTGGGCGGAAATTTGTGTAAAAGCAGAAATTCGTTTTATCAATGGCGAAGTAAATTTTAATGATGAAGAACGTGGGCTTTGGTTGCCGATGTGTATTATCATTTTTGGTGATAAGGCAAAGGTTGGCACGTTCTCTGTCTTAAATTACCGCTAACTTAATTATATACGAAACAAAACATACGGAGGTAACAAATGACAAACAATAAACAACAAACTGCGGTTCAATGGTTTCTTGACCAATTAATTGAACACCGAATTATCATTGTTGATAAAACAACATACCAAGTAAAATACAAACATGAAATCCTTTTGGAACAAGCCAAAGAAATGGAAGCGATTGGAAAGGAAATGAGTTATGATGATGGTTATGCGGAAGGTTATAAACGGGCATTGGATTACATGACCATGTCAATTAAAAACGCAATTGAAACAAAATAATGTTAAACGAAGAAATTACACCCATAGACCAGTTGATTGAATGGTTGCAGATAAACCACAACATCACCATCCCCACGGATTTATTTCACGAATTAAAACGGGATGAAAAAATCCACGCCCAATGGTGGTATAACAAAGGATTCACAAAAGCCAAATCAATCTATTTAGACGGGGAATGAAACACCTTGAAAGCCGTATGCAAGTGCAATGTGTAAAGTGGTTTCGACTACAATACCGCCAAGTGGGGGATTTATTAATCCATGTTCCTAATGGCGGATCACGCGATTTGTTTACGGCCCAAAGGTTAAAAGCGGAGGGGGTTATCCCAGGGGTTTCGGATTTGGTGTTGTTTATGCCCAACCTAACCCACCACGGGTTATTTATTGAGTTAAAAATTAAACCGAATAAACAATCCGAACATCAAAAGAAGTGGCAATTAATGGTCGAGGCCATGAATTATAAGTATGTGTTGGTATATTCGTTTGAAGATTTTATTGTGCAAATAGAAAGTTACTTTGATAACGCTTAACGATATCGCCAAACGTCACATTGAATGGATTAAAATAGCCAAATACTTAGGTGCGAATCGTGATGAGGTCGATGATATGGTGCAAACGATGTATTTGAAGTTGGGGGAAATACAAATCAAAGAGGGTTCGCTAAACAGATTCGCCAATTACAACGGAACCATCAACACCATCTATCTTTTCAAAATGCTACATAATGCGTTTATAGACATCAAACGGGCGGAAAACAAGACAATACCACACCAAGACCAATTTAACCCCGTAGAAAGCCCCGAAATGGCTGAAATGGCCCACATGGACTTGATGGGTGAAGTAAAGAAAGCAATTGACGACCTACGCGATTATGACCAGATGTTATTGGAACTGCATTTTGTGTACGGACATTCGATGCGTGACATTGAAAAAAAGACGGGCATACCAACCCATAGTGTATTTAACTCAATCAAAAACGCCAAACAATTTATCAAACAAAGAACAACGGTAAAATACAAAATTTATGCAGAAGAAAAACGAAACACGGAAGAAGTACACCGAATCACGACCATCCATCGGGGTGGGGGATATGATTCAGAAGGTGACACAAGCCACGGGGATTGAAGCAGTAGTACAATTCATCGGAGGGTCGGATTGTGGGTGTTCAGAACGCCAACAAAAGTTGAACAAGATTTTCCCAACCCGTCAACCATTGTGCATGACGGAAGATGAATACCATTGGTGGACACATTTTAAGACAGTCAACGACACGACATTGGCCCCAATGGAAGCGAACAAGATAGCGGAAATATGGTCACGGATATTCCGTTCCAAAAGAATTTACAAGCCATGTTCGTGCAACCCCAAGGCATGGCAAAACATGATTAACGAGTTAACCCAGGTGTATGAAACTTACGAGAAACCTTTGTGATTGTTGTGACCATCATGCAGAATCAACAAAAGAACTTATCAACGAGTTGGGGCCAAACATTGAACCCAACCAAATTTATATGTGTATAAAATGCAGACAGAAATTTCAAGACCGAGCAAAATGGGGGCCGTGGTTACTCGCCGCCAAAAACTTGCAAAGCAATACGCCATAATTATTTTACGCGAGGATATGGGAATGACATGGGAAAAGGTAGGCAAAGCCATGGAAATGAACCCAAGGGTTTGTAATGAACTATATTTGAAAGCCATCAAAGATGAAACCTTGGACAAAGATTTATTTAGACCACTTTGGATATGACAAAAGCGATTGGATTCAATGCGAAGTACCCGAATGCGGAAAGCAAGGGATTGATATCCATCATTTATTGCCTAGGTCACGCGGAGGAAAGGACAACATAGAAAATTTGATTTGTTTATGCCGTGACCATCACCACGAAGTACACTTTGGAACAAAATTGAAAAACGAATATCTTATCACAGTACACCACATAAAACTAAACAAATGAATATCGAATGGGTTAAAACAAAAGACATCATCCCAAACACGGAAAACCCCCGTATAATTAAGGATGATAAATTTAAGAAATTGGTGCAATCAATCAAGGACTTTCCCGAAATGTTGGAGATCCGCCCAATTGTGGTCAACAACGAAATGATGATCCTTGGCGGAAACATGCGGTTAAAAGCCATCCAGGAGATAGGAATCAAGGAGGTGCCAATCATCAAAGCGGAAAACCTAACCGAACAACAACAACGGGAATTTTTGATAAAGGACAATGTTGGATTTGGTGAGTGGGATTGGGATGCGTTGGCAAACGATTGGGACCCCGCAGAATTGAACGAATGGGGTTTGGATGTACCCAATATGGATTTGACTGAATTGGAAGCGGAGGAAGATGATTTTGATGTTGATGCGGATGGCATTGAAACGGATATTGTGTTGGGTGATTTATTTGAGATTGGTGAACACCGATTGTTGTGTGGGGATTCAACTGATAGCGATGCGGTTGCAAAATTAATGAACGGACAAAAAGCGGATATGGTTTTTACCTCACCTCCTTATAACGGAGATACTCATTTAGATAGTAAAAAAGGTGGAGGCCGATTGTACAGTGATAAAGATATGGACAACAAAACAAGTAAGGATTATATTGTATTTCTGCAATCAACTTTGGATAATATTATTTTATATACAAATGGATTTATTTTTTGGAACATTAATTATAACGCAAAATCAAGGAATGAATATTTAAAACATTTATTTCCATATTTAGATTTGTTATGGGAAACGATAATATGGGAAAAAACGGGAATGCCAATAGCCGACGGGTTGACGAGAAATTGTGAATTTATATTTGTTTTAAAAAATGGAGAAGAAAAGCATATAGGGAAGCATTTTGAAACAAATCATAATTTATGGAAAGTTAGTAATTTGAATAGTCAAGATAAAGCAAATAACCATAGGGCATGCTTCCCCGTTGAACTGCCTAATAAAGCAATAAATTTAGTTGCTAATGCCAATATTGTATTAGAGCCATTCACGGGAAGTGGCACTACGATGGTTGCATCACACCAACTCAAACGCAAATGTTATGGCATGGAACTTGACCCAAAGTATTGCCAAGTGATAATTGACCGAATGCGTAAATTAGACCCAACAATTAAAATTAAAAGAAACGGAGTTGAATTATGAAAGCATGGAGAGAAACCAACCGAACCACCCCCATTGATAATGAATGGGTATTAATTGACACCAAACAAATAGGGTACATAATGGAAGACCAATGGTATTTGGCCCACGATGATTCACCAATACATCAACCAATTTGGTGGATGCCTATCCCAATTTTACCAAACGATTGATTTGATAAAGATTTGAAATTATGCCAAACCCAGAAAACATAATTCCACCAAAGCCAGGTGAGGTAAGGAATCCCAACGGGAAACCCAAAGGAACAAAGAACCGAAGCACCATCGCACGGAAGTGGTTGGAGGTTATGCAAGACACAAAGAACCCCATCACGGGTGAATTGGAGAAACTAAGCCAAGAAGATTTAATCACACTTGCAATGATACACAAGGCAAGGAAAGGTGATGTGGGTGCGTACAAACAATTAATGGATTCGGGATTTGGTATGCCCACCCAACAAATTGATGTTACAACCGAAAAACCAATCTTCAACGGCATTGATTTGGATGTGAAGTAATGTTGCAAACGACGACCGCCCAGAGTAAAATTGCCAACCTGCGGAAGCGGGTGCGGATAGTTAGGGGTGGGTGTGGGGGTTGTATAACATACAAAACAAATGTATATTTGTAGTATGATTCACGATAAAGCAAAAACAATTAATGGTGATGTGTTATTTGACATCAAAGGTTACGAAGGTTTGTATTCAATTACAATTTATGGGGATGTTTACACTTGGGGCAATGGCAAGTCGTTCACAAGCGATGGCAAGTTAAAATACCTTAAGCAAACATTAAAAAGAAATGGGTATTGGCAAGTCAAGTTATTTAAGAATGGTATGCGGAAGTATTACAACATACATCGCTTGGTTGCCCAAACATTTATCCCAAACCCCGACAACAAACCCGAGGTAAACCACATTGATGGATGTAAGGAAAACAATAAGCCAGACAATTTAGAATGGGTTACAAGCCGTGAAAATCAGTTACACGCATTCCGATTGGGATTACAAAAAGCACCAAGGGGAAAAGATAGTAATTGCTCAATACCAATCAATCAGTATGAAAAAAATGGTACATTCGTAAAAACATGGGAATCAATTAACATGGTTAAACGGGAATTAGGGTTTAACAGTGTGGGAATTATTGGATGTTGTAAAAAACGCAAACGATACAAAACTGCATATAATTACAAATGGGAATATGTTACAACAAACAACAGCACAAATTAAAATATCAAAATTGAGGAAGCGTGTCCGCATCGTTCGCGGTGGTACATCTTCCTCGGTTTAACCCCCATTGCTTCGGTGGTGGGGGTGAGATTCAAAAACATTCAGTATCATTCCGATGCTTATCACATACGCGGTGCAAAACGCAAAGTGTGAAATTAGTGTGGTATCGGAAACCATCCCCCATTTGCGACGGGGTGCAATCCGTGACTTCCTTAAAATTATGGACATGGTGGGTATGTTTGATCCGTTAAAATGGAATAAATCATCATTGACCTACACATTCAGTAATGATAGTTACATCGAATTTTTTAGTGCAGACCAACCTCAAAAATTAAGGGGTGCAAGGCGTGATGTTCTATTTGTGAACGAGTGCAACAACATTGATTGGGAATCATACTACCAACTTTCCATTCGTACCCGAAAGTTTATTTATTTGGATTACAACCCAGTGCGTGAATTTTGGGTTGATTCAGAATTGATTGGTGACCCCGACGCGGAAATGATTGTATTGACTTACAAGGACAATGAGGCACTTGACCCCGCGATTGTAAACGAGATTGAGAAAGCCCGTGTAAAGGGTGAAACAAGTAATTATTGGCGGAACTGGTTTTTAGTATATGGGTTAGGACAAATCGGAAATTTACAAGGGGTTATATTCAGCAATTGGCAAACCATTGACACCATTCCAGAAGATGCAAGGTTGCTTGGCATTGGTGTGGATTTTGGGTATACAAACGACCCCACGGCCATTGTTGCCGTTTATGAATACAATGGTCAAAGAATAATAGATGAGGTCGCATATCGCACGGGAATGCTTAATTCGGACATTGCAAAGGCATTACCCAACCATGTGCCAGTTTATGCGGATAGTGCCGAACCCAAATCAATTGATGAAATTAAAAGATACGGGATAAGAATCAAGGGAGTGACCAAGGGCAAGGATTCCATCAACTATGGAATACAGATAATGCAATCACAATCGTATTTAATCACATCCACATCCACCAATTTAATCAAGGAGTTGCGGAATTATTGTTGGGATAGTGATGCCCAGGGGCGAAGCATGAATACACCAACGGGTGTTTGTCACGGAATCGACAGTTTTCGCTACGCCGAGATGATGATGTTAGGGATTAAAAGTAATTATGGTCAATACGATATTCGTTAATTGTTTATTTCGTGTTTATTTGTACCTTTGTAGAAGATATGACAAGCCATTACCAGCAATTACACTTACAACGACAAGAAATTAAACGACTGCGATTATTGTTAGTGCAGATACAAAGCGAAGCCCTAACCAAAATCCAATTGTTAAAGCGTGAAATAATAAACCCACGGGTTGATTTTAACGATGCACCCAACCATTGGAAGGAGGTTTTACGAGCCGTTTGCACAGTAACCGAATTAACCCCCGATGAAATACTTTGCCCATCACGGAAACGGGCATCGTTATACGCCCGTCACATGTTCAACTTTATTTGCAGAAAAAGGTTAGGGATGCCGTGGGCGGAAATTGGGCGGATAATCCATCGTGACCATTCAACGGCAATCAATTCGGTAAACGAGTTTAGTAACATTTTGTACACCGATAAGGAGGTGCAAAGGCAATACGCCAAAGTGTGTGTGTTGCTCAATGAAGCGTTGGAATAACAAAGCGGGGTTTGGTCGTTTTATAATTAATGATTGAATCAAAAACCATATTAGTACCCACATCGCTCAAGGATGTAAAGTTGCATCAAATGTTGGCGTACCAAGGTCTTAAAGACGACATGGAAGATACCCAACGCCAGTTGGAAGCGGTATCAATTTTTTGTGAGTTGACAATGACCGAGGTCATGGCTATGCCGTTTGATGTATTGCAAAAGGCCGTGGAACGCATCACATTGATGTTGACAGAACAACCAACATTCACCCCCAGGTTCAAAATGGACGGCGTTGAATACGGGTTTATTCCAAACTTGGATGATATGTCGGTGGGGGAATTTATAGACATTGAAACATACACAAAGGAAACCCACGATTTGTGGAAGGTGATGAGTGTGTTGTATCGCCCCGTTACCCATAGCGGACAGAACGGAAGGTATGAGGTTGCACCCTATTCGGCCAACCTTGTCAGTGGGTTTAAGGATTTAGATTGCAACACCGCATTTGGGGCCATGGTTTTTTTTTGGAGTTTAGGAATCGACTTACTGAATTCTATCCAGAAGTATTTGGAGGTGGAGATGGCACCGCAGATGAAAACCGCCTTACCAAAAAATGGGGATGGTTTGGAATGGTCTATCGACTCGCTAACCGAAATTTCCTACAATTGGAAAATGTCTATACTAAAACCATTCACACCGCTTTGTATTGGACCGCTTACGAAAGCGACATTGCGGAAATGGAACAAAAAATTATTAAGCAAAGTTACAAGCGATGATAAATAACCACATAGGAACCGCATTTAAGGTATTCAAAGACATCGCCACGGATGAGGGATGGAATTATAGCCACGGCACATTAACGGAGTTGGACTTCAAAGCGTTCACGGTATTCCCGTTGATGCACTGCTCAATCCAATCGGTATCGCTTACCGACCAAATTGCATCCATCCAAATGAACATAATGATTGCGGATCGTGTGAACTTTTTGAAAGGTGAGAATGAGCAAAAAAACCTAATCACAGTTTACGACAAATACGGGTACACCGAGAATCAAAACTATGCACACATCCTTCAAGAAATGTATGTGC